GTATTTACTTTATATTCCTTTTTAAAATTTCTTAATCCAACTTTTAATTCTTCTGCTACTAATTCAGTCATTGAACCAGTTACAAAAGTTGTATCATCCCAACCAATTTTAATTTTTGGTTGATGTATTGTTTTTGTTTCTTTACTAAAGAATTTTAAAATACCATAATCAGATGTATTATACTCATTTGCAAATGGTAGTTTTAAAATAAGACCATCATTTGGAATTGAACCACTAATCCAATCCTGCATAATATCTTTGATATCCATATTGACATCAGTTGTACGATATTCAAAATCTTGCGTAGCAAATACATTTGAATAAAATGTACCACCTAAACCAGCATAAGAACCAGTAGATACTTCAGAAAATTCTGCGGTTTGTAACCAACGTAATACTGAATCTCCCTCTCTATTGTTCCAAGTTACCCCAGCGGTTGTGATATCATCAAATCGAGTACCCTTGCCCATTTCCCAACTTTGTGAGATTGGATATGCCTCCAATGTAAATTCCAATGGTAGTTCCTCAGAATCAGTTTCTCTCAAAACTAACTCAGCAGAACTCATTGTTACATCACCACTAGCTATACTAGCTGAGAGTGGCTCTATATCGAATTTAAGGAGTGCTCTTGATATATCTTTTATGTTACCATAAAATACCTTACTCACTTCCAATACTTCATCTAAACCAGTGTTTTGGTCTGGTTGTTGTAAGTACACCGATGCATCTTTTGATGCTGTTAAAAAGTATATCATTATTTAGCTCTTCCTTTTATATCCACGTCCGGAAACTTAACTTCAAAAACCGATGGGTCCAATGATGGATAAATTACTTTATCTTTAGTTGCCGCCATTATATTATATGAATTAGCAGAATATTGTCCACCACATTTATTTACAATTTCCATTTTTGGTACTGAACTTACCCCATCCACATTAGCTACTATTAATTCCAATTCACTTAAGTTGATAGTATTATTAAATGTCCAATTATCAATATTAAAATAATCTTTTAATTCTTGAATACAATTAGATAGTACTTCACTATTGTTGTAATTTCTAAGTGTAATAATTTCAAAATTAATTCCAATGTTTATAATATATCCATTTGATATATTTACACCATCGGTAAGAATTTTATATTCTGTTAAATATGTTTTTAAGTTTTCCTTAACTGCTCTATTCAGTTCCGAAAGTTTACCATCTGCATCATATCCTAATAAATAAAGATTGATTGCGAATGGGTTATTTTTTTCATTATCATTTGAAGTTTTACCAACTAAGAAATCTCTAATTTCAGTTTGTACACTTCTCCTATCAGGTTCTTCATTATCCGGCTTATTAACAAAACTCATTACCAAATCAGTAAACTCATTTAGAGCCGATGGTGATGATAATATTGCTGATGGGGAGTTGTTATCCAATGTACCATCTGCCGTAGCGTATGCCTTTGCAATACCCCCAAATTTGGATGGCATTGCCAATACTCTAATTTGATAATCTTTAGCAGTTACTGCTCTATTTTGTGAACCAAAGTTTGCTAATGCATTTTGTCTAATCTCTTCAATTGCTTCACCATCTCTACCACCAGTTGCAGGTACTTCATTATCAACGGCAATTGATGCTTTTGTTGTATTATAAATTGCACGTTCCGTATCAGTAAATAATTGTGTATCTTCTTCAAATTGAATACCAGTAATTCTAGTAAGTGTACCTTTACCAACATTTGATGAAACACCACCACCAACTAAATACTTAAGAGTTATAGTTGTATTTGATGGTGAAGTACCATAAGTTTTAGTATGTAAGAAATTGGTTGGGTCAAATGATGCTTCCAATCTATTGATTGAATTTGGTAAACCTAATCCAACATTTTTTAAATTTGGAATTAAAGTTTCATCATTTGCAGTTGGGTCACCAGCACCAAATTGAACAGTAGTTGTACTATCTGAATTTACTTTCTTTACAAAACGTTTTGGTGTTTTTATTGTTTTAAGAATGTAAGGTACTGTTGTTTTAAATTGATATAAGTCCGGGTCATTATTTTCAGTATTTGGGTAATCCACAAATACCATTTCTTGTCCTAAATATGGAACCTCATAATATTTGTTTCCGTTTAAATCTCTTACATCATAAATATCAATTACATTAGTATCAGCAATATCAATTTTTTGAAATGCTTCATATGAACCAAAATCAAAATCTTGCGTTTTTATTTCAGCTGAAATTGCGTTTACATATTTCTTAACTAAATAAAATGATGGTTCACCAGAAATGGCATCCCTTTCATATAAAGTTAGTTCTCTATCAGTTGAATCGGTAAAATCTATAACATTTTGAGTAATGAATTTAATACCACTTGCTGATTCAACCTGCATACCCTCTTTAATCCTAAGTAAAAACTTAGTATCAATTGTATTATTAACACCAGTACCAATAGCTGGTACTAATTGGTAAACCGATAATGTTGTAATTGCAGGTGATGTTACTTTTGGAGTGTATCCTAAATATTGTGATAATGCAATAACATTTTCAATATCTTCCGCATGAACCATTAATGATTCCTTTAACGTATCATCAATGTAATATGAAAGTGAATCACCTATATACGATGCCATTTCAATGAACATCATACCAGGAGATGATTCATTAAAATCAGAATATGTTTTAGGGAAATAAGTTTTACTAAACTCTATTAAATTATTTCTAAAGTCCGTAAAATCTTTATTAAGGTATTTTATATCCTTACCCTTATTCTTAAAATTCTTATTTGTTTTAGTTATTGCCATATTATATTATCCTTGTACATTAAATGTTACTTCATTTAAATCTACACTACCATTAACTTGAAACTTTAGTGAAATATTTATTTGATTCCTATCTTTTAATGCATCTGTTTGTTCAACTACTATATCAGCTATTGTAACATAAGGTAGCCATTGTTCAAATGCCTCATTTATAGCATCCTCAATTTTGCCCTCAATATCATCATTATTAAAATCAAATAGTATTTCATGTAATCCACTACCAAATTCAGGTTGTAAAATTCTTTCACCTCTTTGTGTTAATAATAAATTTTTTATGTTTGACTTTATTTGGTCGGTTGTATTATATGTTTGAGTGAATCCATTTCCTCCAATTTGAAGAGGCAAAGATATACCTATCGCATAATCATTGTACGTTTGGGTATCTTTTACTATCTTTGAACCTAATTCAATTGCCATATCTTATAATTACATTCCAGGTCTCCAACCACCTTTTGATTTATCAAATGCTTTAACTAATGCTGAGTTATCTCTATTAAGAATTCTATCCAATCCAGCTAATCCAGTTGTTATACCCAATCCAGCTTTAGATGGACCTGAGCTCATATCACCATATCCCATTTTTTCTGCTATATTTTGTGCACCCATTGTATGAACATCTGATGTATTAAAATTTAATGTTTTATATTCATCTCCCATTGGAGCCCCAGCGTATGGTGATTCCGTATGTTGTGTTCCATTAAATGGCTGTGTTTGGTTTAACACTTCATTCAATAAAGGATTTTTACTTAACATTCTAGTTGGTTGTGGAGTATGTTGAATACCCTCACTAACCTCATTATCCATAAATGTTGGTTGAGCAGGTTTTTTAGTTAGAGCTCCTCTTAATTGAGAATTCTCTCTTAATAACTTTTTCATTTCAGCCTTTACACCTTCTTTAACTAAGGTTGGTAATACGGCTTTTATTTCATCTTTAACAATAATTTGTATTGCTTTTACTAATTTATCAGTATCCATACTTGTTTAGTTTTTATTCCCTTCACTATAAATATCTTATTATAATTTTTTGGTTATTGAAGTGATAGGTACGTTATGTTCTATTTTTTTACACAAGGAGGTGGTATAACAAACCCATCATATTTTTTTGGTGCTTTTGAAAATACACCACATCCATTTCTATTAAATCCACCACCACCAGTGTTTCCTTCTATTGTTGTTATTGAACCATTTGGTAAAACCGCTGATACAATTCCAATATGATGTGCATGTCCTGTCTTATCTGAATATATTACAGCTGCTCCTAATACTGGTTTAGATGACCAATATCCTTTTGATTTTGCCCAAGATTTCCAACTTGCACAAGCTGCTGCTCCGGGTGGAGTTGGTAAACCGGCTTCTTTCCACCAAGTAGTTACAGCACCCGCACACCAATAATAACCAGAACCAGATGATTTAACTTTCGCTTGATTATTTAATCCAGCAAATCCAATCATAGCATCAATTCTACCTGCTTTTGGTAATTGCCTACCTCCAGTAAAACCACCATAGTTTTTACCAGGTGGAGTACCAGTTTCTAATATACCAATATCCTTTTTGGCCGCATTAACTACCTTAGCCCCAGCAGGACATTTAGCATCAGTTATTTCAGCCAATGCATCAACTTCCTCTTCAGTTAAATCAACATCAGCTGCGTTTTGTTCACCTGATTCTAATTCTTCTTCTTTTAATGTAGCATATTCTGCAGCTGGTTCCCTTTCTTCTAATGAAAGTGTTTCATCATTAGCTTCTATTTCAGCTTCAGCTTTTTCAGCTTGAAATGATTCAATTTGCTCAGGTGATAATGTTGTATCAGCTGCATTTTCAACCTTTGCTAATGCTACGGCAGCTGCTGCAGCTATAGCGGGTACTGATACCGATGGTGAAGATGGTGGTACCATATATCCAGTCCAAGGTAAAATACCCGGAGCTGGTAATGGTGATGGTACGGCTGGGTATAATGATGTAGTTTGTACAACTCCAGATACCGTTGTTAAATGAATCGTTGCTGCCAAAATGAATTGGTCAACAATTAATCCAGTATTATCATTTGGTGGTATTGGTGGTTGTGGAGTCCAAACTCCAGGGTTTACAACCAAATTAGATATAACCGCAACGTTTTGAACCGAACCGGGTGCAGGTATCATTGGTATTGGATAATTGTTCATAATCCCACCGGCCCAATAAGCTTGTACACCTTTTCCAAATTCACTAACTAAACTAAAAGCAGGTGAGTTAGATGCTTGTCCTTGATATAATGAAATTTTAAATAAATTTTCCATTACAGATGTATTTCCATTTTGAAGAGAAACCATATGAAGTAAATCCTTACCTGCTTTTATGGCTTTATCATACTCAGTTGCCCATAGGTTCGCTACAAAGTCAATATCCTCTATATTCTCAGGTGAATTTGCTTTATTTAATATGTTTGATTTAAAAGTTGCCCAAGACATTTATGATGTTTTATTTAGAGTACTTAAAAATTCTTTAAGTCTTGATTTAATAGAGTTAAAATCTGCAATATTTGTTGGGCCTGTTGCTGATGGGCCTGATGGTGTTAAATATATTTGTGCTACAATAGCATCAATTAATTCTTCCATTAATCCCAATAGAGTTTCTCCTCTAACTAATGATTCCAAATCAACATTACCAATATTAACTTTACCATTATTAGTATTTAAGTTTATATCCTTATCGTTTGTTAAAACGTTAATATTATCACCAACACTTACTTCAATCCCAAGCTTATTATCAATTGATAATGTACCATCTGAAATAAAACCATAATTTTTCTTAGAATAGAAAATCATTTCAGATGTCTTTGCTGAAAATATTAATCTATCAGAATTTATTAGGATTTGATTTCCTTTTAAATCAGATGGGTAACTTTTAAATGCCGATGGTTTGGTTTCAAAATCAGATGTACCAGAATCAGAAACAGTACCAGGTTGAAATGGTAATTGATATTCGTTACTACCAAATACAATTACACTACCATCTCTATTTACATCCTCTTCAGTTGATTTAGTATTATCCTCTTTTAAACTTATTGAGTTTTCAATATTTCTAATAGTAATTGTTGGTGAGAATGAATTATCAGGATTGTTATATCCAGAAAATCTAATTGATTGTCCGAAACGGCTTTCAATTGTAGTATCACCCTCATATAACTTTAATTTATGCAAATTACCATTTGCTTTAAAGTATTTACCATATCCATCTAATTCTTCAGATTCAGCATTACTTCTAACTATCCCAGTTGATTGAACTTTTCCATAACTAGCACTTTTATTTACAGAACTTTTATCAGTTGGTTTTGCTGATTTTATTGTAGTCTCTTCCGAATTTATATTTGGTGTAGCCGATTTACCAATACGTTCATAATACGTTGCACCACCAGCTCCACTTACAATGTTTACAACTTCATTTATAGTTGGTAATGAATTATAATTTAGATTTTTTGGAAAAGCAACAGACTCAGCAGTTCCTTTATTACTACCACCTTGTGATTTATATTGAATTGCGCCTATATAAATAGCTTTATCACCATTTGGAATTTCTAAATCAGTTAATACAGAATCATCTGAATTTAAAATTACATGATATACTATACCCGTTGTAGATGTGGGTGCTCCACCCTTACCACCACTTTGATTTGCTCTAACTGATGAATTTCTATCAAACATACTACTTTTGTATTTTTTGTTTTAACTCTTCTACATCATTCTGAATAGAATCAATACGTTCTACTTCCTCTTGCACTTCTTCAATCTCTGCTAACAATTGTTCTCTTTCGGCTGCTGATAAGAATCCATCCTCACCATCATTCTTTTGATTTGCCAACATTATACGTTGTGCTATTGTTGCTAATTTAATTAATTGGTCATCATTTCTAACGGATGAATCAATTAAATCTTTTAAGATTGGACCAACTACCGCCATATCACCAGCGTGTCTAATCGTTTTCCTCATTTCAGCAATAAGTTCTGAAATATGTTTCTTTTTGGTGATTTGGTTCGTGTAAATATCCTCAAATAACCCACTTAGGTTCTTTCCAGGAAATAATTCAAAATCTATTGACATACTTTATTGGTATATATTGTTTATATATATAAATATCAATAAAGTAAAAAGTGATTTTAATTTGAAAGTTTAGTAACTACAATTTTGATTTTAGGAGTATATCCGTTTGGTAGGTCTCTTTTAATTCCCTCAAACGATTCTATTTGATTTTCTCTAAAAGTTAGCTTTAAAACTTTGTTTGTTAAATCTAAAAGTAATTGTGATGATGTAACCATTTTATTGGTATCTCTCATCATATTTAGATTAGAAGAATGTTTGTATAATTTTTTTCTCATCAATGGTAAGATATCATCTACCTTTTCAGCACGAGTCATCATTTTTTCAGCTGACATTTTCCTTAATTTTGATGATAAGTAATCAGGCCCTTCTATATATCCAGCCCCATGATGTAAGTGTCCGTGATTTGTTCTAACTACATCTCCATCAGTATGCAATTCAAACTTAGGATTATGCTTTGATGTTGTTTCAATTGATATCATTTTATGTGGAGTAGATATAAAGGTATGTCCTTTAATTCCACCATCAAATGTTATAGCTGAATTTACTACATCTTTAATGGTTTTCTTAGATAATGCGGTACGAATCTTATTACCATCTTTAGAAGGTTTACCACCTTTTTTAACGATTTTCTTTTCGTTCTCATCATACCCAACCATAAGTGCAGTATTAACTAAACCAATACCATACTCATTTAGGCCTTCAGACCAATCGGTAACAGTATCTCTTAGATATGCAACCTCAACACCATTGATAACAGTGTGAACTATCTCTAATGAGGGTTTATAAGCCCTATCTCTATTTTTGGCTAATATTTTAGAACCATCGATAGACTTACTAACAATTATACACATATGAGTTTTCCCAATTGGATGGGAGCCGTTTTAATTACTGATATAAATATCTAATTTAAAAATAAATTATCTACCCTGTCCCCTATAAGATTTCTTATAATGCTTAGAGGTTTTTGAATTAGATGTTCTTGTTTTAGAATGAATACCCGGATTTGATACTTTTTTCTTTACTCTAATTGTAGTGCTTGTTGAACTTGCTTTTGCCATAATATATTGAGGTTAATTTTTTATAAATATATGTATAAATTTGAAACATCAACTTGACAAAAAAAAAGTGATAATTTCTTATCACTTTATAAATTTATTTGTAATGTAACATATTAGTATGCGAAAAAGTCCATTTCATCTGCTTTTGAAACTGTACCATAATCCAAATATTCATTTAACATTCTTATTTGATGTTCCTTCATTACATTAACAACCTTTGTAATATAATGCGTTTTACAATCTGTCATTTCTCTTATTAAGAGATATAAATGTTTTTTGTTAAAATTTTCAATATTTTGACTTCTACGGAACAATTCTAATATTGCATCTGCAATTTGAATATCTCTTTTCTTAGTGAATACATTAGTTAAATTAGTATCCCAATAATTAAGCATTAAATCTTTAAATTCATTATACTCATCACCTCTTTGAGTTTCGTAAAAATCATTTTCAGGATTCCAACTTTCAGGCATTTCTGATAATAATGATGTTTTCTTAAATCGTTTGTAATTTGAATTATTATTTAATATTAAATAATTTTTAGCAACAATAGAAAAATATGAGAATGCTTTTCCCCTACCTTCTTTAAACATATGAATTTTTTGAATTAGAATCGCAACAACTTCACATTGTACATCTTCTTTAGGTACATCAAAATATGTAAACTTAAATGTGTTTAAAATATTCTCTGCTAATTTTTCAAAGGGATATTGTATCCTATCTTTATATAATTGATTTTTTTCCCTATCGGAAATTGATTTATTATACGCAACGATAGCATCTTCGGTATCTTGCGTAAAATACATTTTATTTTTTCTTGGTCTTGGCATTTCTATAAAGTGTTTTTATATTTTTCAATAATATCCTTTAGCTCAGTAAATACCGTGCCAACTTCATCATCTGATTCAAATGAACCCCTTAAATCAATTGCTCTCATATCTTCCAACATGGTTTCAAATTTTTCTAATGTATATTCATTTAATTCATAATAATCCGTTTGCGCCTGTTCAATTTGACTTACTAATTCTATTCCCCTAAGAATCAGTACCACATTTACAACTAATGATAATAACAGTAAAGTAAATAAGATTGCTTCCATATATTTTATATTTTAGTAAAGATACAAAAAATAATTGATATATCCAAATTTATTTTAAGCCTCTCCGATTGGGCCGTTGAATAAATTAGAATAATCTATATCATTTCTTTCTATTGTTTTTAATTGATTTTGTAATTTTTGTATTTTAGCCAAAACAACTTTATCAAATTTATCTTTATCAATTACATCATTTTCAAATAATTCTTCTAATAAAGTATCTAATATAACTTCTAATGTTATTACTTTACTTATCAATAATTCTTCCATATTAAAATGTTAATGAACCAGTTAATTGTCCAATTGATTTAATAAATTGCTTAAACTCTCTATCCGATTCAGATTCATAATCCGTATCTCCAAATGATTTTTTAATTGTATAATCGGTATATCCCATAGCTGATGCCATTCGTACACACATAATTTTAAATTCAAAAATATTCATATCATCGGGTACATCAAATGATATGTTCTTTGCTTCTCTATTTAAAGGTTCTTCGGATTTGTATGATAATATTGCCATAACTATACTAATTGATAACCCTTAGATATTAAAGATTGTGCGTTTTTAAATTTAATAAACGCCATATCACCATTCGGCCCCTGTAACATTACTTTATCATTTCTACCAGGTTGTTTGGTTGAAATTACTTGGGTTGTATATCTACGAAGTTCTGAATTAATATCAATTCCATCAATAGCATCAATTAATCGTTGAGCTAATATACATTCAAATAAACCCATATCTTCCATAAGGTCTTGTTCGGTTTTCCAAGTTTCCTTATCTGCTGAAAATTCAACTATACCCAAATTATCCGTATTAACTTTAAATGATGTATGTCTAATTGTTTTTCTTGTTTTTTCTTTGTTACTATCTTTTTCAAAGTACAAAACTAATTTATCAGATTTTTCAGTAACTGTTGGATTTACCAATGTTAATGGTGCATCTTCAACTAACCTTAATGTAATAATTCTTTTGTCCATATCCACATCATGTGATGTAAATGAAATACCTTTTAATTTTGATATCTTATTATTATAATCACTTAGTTCATCATTTGTAACTGGTGATTGTTTAATCAATTTTACTTTCATAATATTCTTTAATTTTATTTTCTAAATACTCAATTGAATCAGAATTTCCTATAAATCCCATATACTTTATATAGTAACGAATATTAGTTGGATTTGTTTCTAACTCTTTTTTTAATACATCTAACTCAGGTAAATATTTTGTTATATATGTCATAGTAAATCCTCCGGACTTTGTCTATAAATTCTATATGAATCTTCATCAAAATGTTCTGTTGATACTTCAAATATAATTGAGTTATCTTCTAATGCGATTAACTGATGAGGTAAACCCCGTTCAATTAAAACTGATTGACCCCTCTCTAATGTAGTACCTTCTAATTTCCCATTTTCAACATCAATCCAATTAAATTGGAATCTTCCTTCTTGAACATACCAACTTTCTTTTTTAATCAAATGGTAATGCATAGAAAACCTATTTCTATCTTTTGTAAACACTAATAGTTTACCACAATATTCATTGTCATTATGAACCCATAGTTCATAACCCCATTTCTTTTCTACTCTTTTTGGAGTATTGATGTTTACTTTTATTTCCATTAACTATAACTGTCTACTTTTAATAATCCACTATACTCACATATATGCTCTTTACCAATGAATGGTAGTATTGCTAATTCTTTTGCTTTTGCCTCAACCATAATGTCCACATCGTACCCATATGTGTTGGGGATTCTATTAATGTAATCGGAATGGGCTTGGTCTTTGATTTTTGTGTTGTTTTCATGTAATGATTTTGATTCTGAATAATGTACAACCGGCGTAATTGATTTAGGCCAAGTTGATACGGCTAATTTTAATGCCATTTCCTCTGATAAATCACCAGTACAAAATTTGTGGTGGTGATAATCAAATACAATTGGAATACCAATTATATTATGTATGAACATTAAATCTTTAACTGAGTACATTGATGCTTTATCATCATTCTCAATTGTAAGTCTTTTTCTAACCGATGGTGATAATCGTTTGAAGTTTTCACAAAATCGCATCATAGCAGAAATCTTATCACCATACACACCATTACAATGTATGTTAATTTTATTATATGGAGATTTTTCCAATCCCATCATATCAAATACTTTACCATGTAGTTCTAAATCAGCAATTGTTTTAAGTACAACTGATTCATTAGGTGAAACTAATACGTTAAATGGACCAGGATGGGATGTAATACGAATACCCCAAAACTTAGCAAAATCACCTGCTTTTTTTAATTCACGCTTAATCTCTTTGTAATCTTT